TTACTCCACAATAACCAGCACATCGGGGTTCGTCGCCCCGGCCAGGATAACGACGATCTCACCCGAGGTTTGAAGCACGAGCTGCTGCACAACATCGTTGTTGCCGTCCACCTTGGAAACGGTCAGCTTGGCGTTTGGCAAAGGTGTTTCGATCTCCACACCATCAACCGGCGACAGATCGAGAGACTTTGAAGACACGGACAGCGTGCCACCGCCGAGACTTCCCGAATATTTCAGCATCCGGTATCCCGCATCAATGCGACCGGAGACACCAGTGTTCCAAGTCGCATTGGCTTGCAATCTCTTGATAGCCATTTCACTTCCCTTTCCTGCAAAGCTCGTCCTTGCCGCATTGCATGTTGTGCGCCACCACCTGGCGGGCAAAGCGTTCATCGTGGTTGACGATCCAGGCAGCCGTTTCAGGCGCAGGTGTCAGTGCGGCATAGCCAGCGCCATCATTCACACTGCCCGTTGTTCCACATCCGGCCGAGAGCGCGGCACAGGCCAGCACCATCCATCTGCTCAATAACGCCATCGATCGTTCCTCGCTCGTTCAGCTGCTCGATCAGCTCTTGTTTCGCCGCGTCGGCCGCCAGCGCCTTGCCATCCATCCGGCCTTTGACATAGGCAAAGAGAATGGCGAGCAAGACGAGGCCCGTCAGAACACCGAGCGCCGCCGCCCGCCAATGCTTCTTGATGAAGGCCAGCACGGCCAGCGCCTCGGTAATCATGTAGGCTCTCCATCAGACCAGTCCGGCAGATCAACTGTTTGGCCAGCCAAGGAATGCGTGCAATCGCCCAGAAACTCGATGCGGCCATCAGTAACGAATGAGTGGCAGACCATTTTCTGATCCTTACTCTCATCGTCGAACTCTTCAGGCACGTCACTGGGAACGCTCCAATTCACAAGTATGGAGGGCCGGAATGTGGGTAAATCCACATTACCGTTGAACGACCAAGAGGGTCCGCCGATAACATTGCCCCGCAAAGCGGCTGCATTCACTTTGACCTGATGTGTCTCATGGCAACCAGGGCAATAAAATGCGATGCGACCACCGGAAAGGCTACGAAGCTTTTTAGAGAGGGCGCTCACACCGCCACCCCGTTCACCGCCACGTCAACGGCCTTGGCCCTGCGCTTGGCATAGATGCTGTAGGCAATGCCGCCGATTGCCACCAAGGCCCCGGCAACAGTCAGGAAAGCGATGATCTTGCCAACCAGCTCGATGCTGGAGAATGGCGCAAGCTGCTGGGTGGTCTGGGCCAGCACGGCGCTGGCACCGCCCACCGCCGTGGCGGCTTCACCTGGCGCAGAAGACGGCGCAGCCTTGACGGCAGAAACCGGAGCCTTGGCATCGCCGTTTTCGTGATAGACCGGAGCCGGACCGACATCGCCGCTCGCCCACGCCTGACCGACATCGAGCACATGCTTGAGGCGGTTGGCCCAGCCGTTCTTATTCGCCTCCCAGTTCGAAAGCGTCTTCATGAAGGCAAGGCGCTGGCGTATCATGTTGGCAATCAACGCATCATGGTTCGTATGCGCTTTGGCAGCGGCAATCGTCGCCGGACCAACCAAACCGTCATCCGGCACGCCAAGCGCGCGCTGCAACCACTTGGCGCTTTGCGCAGGACCGGAATTCACTGCACCGTCGAACACGACATAGGAGACGCCAGCGGGCAGCTGATCAGCCTTGACCAAGGCCCAGTAGCGGCCACGGTAAATGCTTTCGGCTTCCGCCCGCACGATGAACTTGACCGATTGCGGTTTCGCACCAATCGACCGCCGATACACATCATAGACGGGCTGTGTAACACCCATATTGGTGGCCCCGCCCGGATCGTCTTTTTTCGGTCTGTTGGAATACGGCCCCTCAGAACCAAGCACCTGCGCCACACTGCGCTTGAATTCGTCCGCCATAAAAAAAGCTCCAGCTTGATTTGCTGGAGCCATTTTAAGTTTCGCCGGAGGGCGTCAAATGCGAGAAAACGCTACTCGATAATCGTAAGCAGCGAAGAAAGCAGCGCCGGAGGTATGGGATTGTCGCCAAGACGAAAATCCGCTTCCTTTAACAATACCAGATCCACGTCTATTTCCTGCTTGCCAAGGTCGGCCATCGCGGTGTTCAGCGCGGAAAATTTCGGATGGTCCGGGTCGATCTTTCCCGTACCGTCCGAATATTCGTTGATCAAAGCATCCCGCGCAACACTGAAATCATCGACATGTCCTTTCAATATGCGCAGGTTCCGCGCCAGCGTCATGCGCATGTCGCCGCCAAAGGCATAAGGCACGATGACAGCCTTTTCAACGCCGCCCTCCTTCACCACTTTATTCTGTCCGCCGAGCTGGGAAATTGCATTTGCCAGCTCGGTTGCTTCGCTCAATTTAAGTTTCATGGGTCAATCCTCTTAGGCCAGAGTACAAAGAATGTTGACTGACGTACCATTGTAGACAGCCGGGAAATAACGAGTGGCGCCAGCGCTGGTCGTACCGAGAGCAACGCCAGTCGTAATCGAAAGCAGGCCGGTTCCTTTGGTCACGAGCGAAAGATTGATATTCGTGTCGCTGCCTTGCACCGCAACCGATGGAGCCGCACCGGTATTTGCCCCGGACAGCAACAGCGAATTCACGGCGGAGGAATTGCCATTGATCTGCACCAGGGTGTTGCTGCTACCGCCTTGCAGAAGATACCCACCATTACCTTTCGTCCGCAGCGCAAAGCCCGCATTCGTCTGCGTGGCGTTTGCAAGGCTCAACAGCGCATAGCCGGAAGCCGCCGCGCCCAGATACAGTTCGGTTTCCGTCAGGCTTGTGGTCTTGCCCTTGATCAACGCCCCCGAAACCGTCACCAGAGACGCATCAATCACATGGGTAATCGATTGCGTGTCGAAATAGATGGCCGTGCTATCGGAGGCGAGAGCGTTCGCGCCATAATTGGAAACGAACGCCAGGCCATATTTCCAGAGCGGATTACCGCTATCCGAAAGATTGCCGACAGCAATAGCCGCATCGAGCGCCGTACCACGCACTTGGCCGCCAGCCGGGATCTGAATGCCGGTACGGATCGCAGCCGCGCCGCCCGTATTAATGACGGTGTTGAATTCACCGCCCGTAACATTGTTATAGCCGGTGACATTGGCCTTGATCTCCGCATACGTGTTGAGACCGAACAACGCATCGCTGTTGACGGAACTGACATTGGCATACGCACCACCCTGCAACGCCACGAAATGACCACCGCCAGCGAGAATACCGGGCTGCCCTTCAATGATCATCTGCCCGCAAAGCGTCTGGATGATACCGGTCGCCCCGGCCTTGGCGCGATGGTAGACAACGAAGCCCTGCTTGCGACCGCCACCCGACACTTGCGCATCGTCGACAATATCCAGAGAATGGAAATCGACGCTTGACGTGGTGACAAGGCCAAGGGAACGCGCCTCATCGCGACGGAAAATCGAAGACGCAACCCCGTTACGCATATCGCGACGGCCGACATTGACCACATTCCCCGGAAGAATGTCGGACCAGTTATAGGCCGTCAACGCCAGATCGCCACGAATGACCCAGTTGACGGACTTGGTTCCGCTGATCCCGGTTGCAAACGTATAGCTGCCTGCCGGAACCTCGATATCACCGCCAGCCGCGCACGCCGCATAGGCCGCCGCAAACGCCGCCGAACTGGAAACCGCTCCGGTATTGTCCGCGCCATAGGACACGACATTAATGGGCAGATTGTTTTTTATGGCAAATTGCGCCGGATTGATCGATGCGGCATATCCCGCCGCAGTCGTGGCGGACGCCGCCGCCGCAACCGCAAATCCGTCCGCATCGGCGGCGTGGGCCTGCGCTTGCGTCATATACCCCTGCGCGGCAACCGCATAGCCTTGTGCCGCCTGAATATCGCTGGCATTCGGCCCGGCCACCAGCACCCCGCCAAGGGCCAGCATCAAGGTTGCACCAACGGCCAGACCGGCAGAAACCTTATAGCCCTGCCCGCCAGCGTCGAAATCCATCTTGATGGATCGATCACGGTCGCGCGCCAGCTCCTGAAGGATAATGCCCTGTTTGGTTAGCTCCTTTTCCAGGGCATCCGAATTCAGTTGCACGCCTTGCGTCAGACCCGCCGTGCGTTCATGCACGCGCGCACCGATAACCTTGATTTTCGTGGTGTTGGGAACGTCACTGGCAAAGGCGATGGAAAATTCGTCGAACGGCTCATCGCTGACCTTCGTAACAGTCACCGCCTGTTCGGTCCAAACGGTTTCCCCCGTGGCCTTGGTGCAAACCAGCACATCGGCGCTATCGAAAATCTTCAGCCCGAACGGCCCATAGCTTGAACCGCCATCCCCAAGGAAAATCGCTTCTTCCCGCGTCTCACGCGAAATCGGATAGGGTTGCGCCATGGAAAAGCCCCGCCTGAAAATCAATCTCAGGCAAGGCTAATGGATGATAGGGGGTGTTCAGTGGGTGTTAGTCTTTCTCAAGATTACCCAGTTTCCACCATTCGCCATACTGTAACGCTGAATACTCTTTTGAAAGCTTATGCTGATCTGCATGAATAAGGCTTTCGAGGGAAAACCGCGCCAGCCCCGCTTCCATCTCACGATAAGCCATTTCAATTTTCTTATCGAACGCAGCCCTCGATTTTGCAGCTACCGTCCAACACACATTTTTCGCGTAAACTGCACCGATCCATGGTTCACCCGGAATTTGCGGCTTCCTGATGATCGTGTGAGCCATAACTTTGCGACCGTCCATATTACCCTCCCAGATAATAACGAGCAACGTCACAAAGATACGACCAAGAGTCGAGTCTTATTTTTCGGATAAAAGATACTCGATTAAGATGCGGCGGATCGCTTCTTGCCTATTTGGTAAATCTAATTGAGTGCGCCGGAACTCGTCTAGCGCAGCCATAACGTCAGAAGCGAGACGCAAATTAATGGCCTCGCTATCAACAGGGGGACGCCCTTTTTTTGGTTTTTTAGTTTCATCAATTGACTTCATGGTTTTACGGTGCCATAAAATAAACGACCGCGCAAGAGGCTGGAACCTCAAACGCGGTCTAACCGAAACCGATCACCAGGAGATCGATATGGCTGCCGCTACCTATAAACAGACTGCCAGCGCCGCGCAAATCACCAATGGGCTGCACACGATGGAAGACAAGCTTGTCGATCTGCGCGCCATGATCCGGCTGGGCCTGACTTTGACCGAACATGTCGATCAAAATACGCTGGGCAAGATGTTGAGTGAATTGAACACCCTATTCTACCTGTTGCAGGACAAGGTGGATGCCTGCGCCACCACCAACGCCGCCATGTTCCGCGCCGACTATGCCGCCGCAGCGAGGGCCAAACAATGAGCGCGATGATCAATTTCGCTTTCGAAGAAAATTTGGTTCGCGTTATCGACCGCGAAGGGGAACCATGGTTCGTTGGCAAAGACATCTGCGTTGCGTTGGGGTTGAAAAATCACAATGACGCGCTTTCCGATCTGGATAGCGATGAAAAGGGGGTCGCCAATATCGACCCCCTTTCAAAATCCGCGAGAGGTGGAGGAGCGCAAGAGGTGGTAATAGTCTCTGAACCCGGCGTTTATCGGCTCGTTTTCAGGTCACGCAAGCCTGAGGCGGAGCGTTTCAAGCGCTGGCTTGCCCACGAAGTGATCCCCCAAATTCGCAAAACCGGTAGCTACCAGCCATCAAACCCTGATCCGGTCATGACACCGCAGCAGATGGATATTCGCCTGGCGCTCGACATGGTGCGCGAAGCCCGGTTGATCCATGGCAAGCAGCGCGCAGCGCGGCTATGGGAAAGTCTGCCAATGTTGCCGAGGGTTCCGGAGATCCCGGTTTTGCAGCATGCCAACCACGCTGCGGGGGCCGCGTGTCTTGCCCATCTTCTCGCCTATCGGATCGAGACCGGCGAAAGCGTCGCCGAGCTGATCTCACTGGCAATGGAAAGCGGCGACGCGCTGGATATGCGGTTGCGCAGTCTGGGCATCCGCCCGATCACCGAGGGCGAACCAGGGATCGCCATTGCCACCAACCCGGTCTTAACGGGCGGCTTGTTTCACGATACCCGCTGGGACAAAGGCCGCCACATCGGCGCCCTACGCAGCCTGCCCGGCGTCATCAGTTTCCGGCATATCAAGGTGCAGAGAAACGCCACCAGCTCCAGCATCTTCATTCCGGCTGAATTGCTAGAGGCGGACTAATCCGCCCCGAGCGCCTTGGAGAAATCCGGAAGGCGGGAGGGCGTGAGATTACCCGGTTGCCACCACAGGTTCTTCCGCTGTTGACGGCGAAACGCCTCATCCGCCTCCGGGTCCGTCAACCATTGAAGCTGGTCGATAAACATGCGCCGGTAGGCTGCACGGGTGAAGGGATGCGAGGAAAGGATGGGTGTGTAGCGCCCCAGCATGCGTCGCGTCTGCTGTCCCACGTTGCCACGGTCCCATTTTTCGGGCTCATTGCCACGAGCAAGATCCCATCCGCCGCCGACAATATCCTGTATAATGCCATAGGTTAGCGCAGAACTATCGGAAATGAACGCCCCACCAATACCGCCAAGCGTTGCGGCAATCCCCTGTCCAAAGCGGTTCTCCGCCTTATCGGCAAAGTCAGCGAACAGACCGCCGCCGCCGCCTTTCACAAAAGCCTTAATCCAAAAGGTTGGATCGGTCATATCCATCGGGTCGCCACCGTTCAAGACACTCACCGTCTGCATCTGCGCTGCGGCCCCGAACATCAAAGGAATGGCCATGGCTGAAAAATACCAGCCGCCCCGCGCAATCTTCCCGGCACGGCTCCGAGCAAGCATGGAATAGACATAGATCGCTTCCATCTGCCGGGCAGTGAAAGACATGCCGAAACTCATGAACTGGGAGCCGAATTCGGCAATCTCACCAAGAATTGTCCCACGTTCCACCTTGCCGACCAACGCGCTCTTAATGCGGGGATCACCGGATGGCACGCTACGCTCTGACCATTGCGTGATCAGTTCGGCATATTTTTCAGCAAGGCCACGGTCCCCGGTCTTTTCGAACACCCCACCCGGATCGAGAAAACCCATTTCATCCACACCGGCGCGCATCCTGTGCCAATCATCGGGCGTAAAGCCGAAACCAGCCATGGCTTTTTTCAGCAGTGGATGAAGGTCTATCCAGTCCGTGTTCTTCTCAGCAAAACCGCCAAGGGTATCATGCCAAGCGCTGGCCTCGATACGCTTGCGCGCATCCGTCAGCGGAATAAGTCCATTCCAGGTCAAGGCCCTATCAATCCAATGCTTGCTCCATTCGTTGGCAAACATCTGATCGACAAACCGGGCCTTTTCATTCATCACATGCATGAAATCATCCCAGATCACAGCCCTTCGCGCCGCGCCCCTTCGATCTGTATCATTCGCGAAGCGCCTGATCATTGCTCCCATGGTGGAGGTAATTGGCAGCGCCGCCAATCGTCGGGCAGCCTGCGCAACGAAAGGATCGGTAACGGCGGCAAGAATACTCGTTGACTGCAATGCCGCAGAACTGGCTAGATTTCGAATATCACCGGTGATTTCCGCCGCAGCGGAGGACACGGTGTCGCGCCCTCGCAAAGACCGCCACAAGCTATCGATGCGCCAATCAGAAATCTTGCCGGCGTCCACATGCGGAATTTTCACCCCCTCGACCTTGATGGAGCCCGCTTGCTGCTTTCCGATGTTCACGCGGATCGCCTGCTTGATCCATTCCACCGTTGCATCCGGGTTAGGGCCGAAACGCTCCATAGCGGCAATATCACGGGCAACGCCATTGATATGGTTGAACACCGTTTGAATACCGTCGCCATTTCCAAATCGCTCGTTATAAGTCAACCAGCTCTGCGCATCCTTGAAGATCAAGAAACGACCATCCTGATAGCGGCTGGCAACTTTACCCTTACCAAACCGGCGGCTCTCCGGCTTGCGATGCGCCCACCCATCCGACATGATGCTCTCAAACACATAGTCCAACGAAGACGAAATTCCGTTGGAGCCGATCACTTCGCCCGTTTTCGGATTGGTCATTTCCTCGGCATTCAGCAGCGGCGCTATGAAAGCCTTCCACTCTTCCCGCGCCTGATCGAGCGTTTCGCCGATTTTCCTGATTTTCCGGGCATCGTGAGAGTGAGGAATACCCCAGTCCGCCCGCTTGGGAATACTGCCGCCAGCGCCGTTGAAGCGCTGGCGCAGATCTTCGAGCACATTTGTAAGAGCCCCGGCCATCGCCTTGGCAGGCTCGTTCTTTGTCGGCTCACCGTGCATGGCCTTGATCAGGTCAGGTAAATCGACGGTATTCCGCCGCCGACCGCGAACCTTCGTCCGGCGAAAATGATACATCACATCAGAAAGGTCACGATGCACCATGGCCGTAATTGCTTTCGCACGACCATCCATCGAATATGTACCCTTGTATCCATTGTGGATCATCAGCGACAAAGCCGCATCCAATTGGTCAGGTTTACCCTTTTCATTACGATAGTTTTCGATAAAGTTGGCAATCTCTTTTCGCCGGGCTTCCGCCAGCAACACCTGCCGACGGTTTTCCTTGGCTTCATCCCGCAAAGCCTTCACCACTTCGTCCCGCGCCGCCGAGGCCGCTTCCCGGTCTGTCATGCCCGGTCGCTTCTGTTTGAAGCGGGCTTCATAATAGCGGTGCAACTCTTCCGCCTGGCGGGAGTTGATCGCCCCCTGTTCAACGGCGGAATTCAAACAATCGCGCAGGCTCATAGCTTGCAGGCCTCCATAAGATCAGCAAAAAAGTTCGGTTCATCAGCAATGTCGAGCGCCTCGCGTGGGGAAACCCACGTCTGGTTTCCGTCACCATCTTCGAAGGGCAGGTATTCAAACACGCTTTCCGGGTTGCCATTGGCATCCACACGCGGCTCGACAATTTCGCCCGCCTGCGCTTCTGCAAGGCTCATGGCCTGATCGTCCATCGGCTCAGATACCTGCTCTGGCTTTATTCGTTGCTGTTCAAATTTTTGCGTGGCCTCATCGATCTGCCGCGTCGCCTGCCCCGCATCTTCACCGAAAAACGTATCGCGGATATCATCGATCGCATTGGCATCGCCACCATAGGCGCGCTCGTATTCATCGGCGGAAAGCGTGCGCAGCGGCCCCGCCTGCTCATCGGCAAGCATCCGCTCGACAATTTCCGGCGGCGGATGATTGTCAGGATCTTCCGCATAGCGCATGGCGGCATCGAGCACGCGGTGCTGTTCCGGGGGCGCATCCGGCGCAATCATCACCTCATCAAGCACCTTGTCTTCAAAAGACCGGTTCAGCAGATCGAGCTTTTCGGGCGAAAGCTCGACATTCATCGCTTTCGCCAGCGCCTCGACATCGCCGGGCTGGGGATTGCCATCGAGCACCCGCGCCGCAATTTCCGCGCCGCCGTCGCCCATCCGGTAAATCCGGGCCAGTTCGCCAGCGCCTTGCACCGTTCCGCCAAACAGCGAACCGAATACGGCGGAAACGCCGATATTTTTCAGCGCGCTTTCCATGCCGTATTCCAGCCCGGCGTCACGGCGGCGCTGCTGGCTTGCCGCCTGCAAGACCGCTTCCTGCCCACCATTCAGCAAGGCTTCCGTCATCATGGTGCGGCCGATCCGGGCGGCAACGGTCGCGCCTTCGCTGGCGCCAGCCCCCAGCATCGCCATGCGCCATTGCGCCGGGTCGCGCGCCGCACCTTTCAGACCGCCGACAATCTGGGCCATGAACCCGCCAACCGCGCCCAGCTCGGGCGAACTGGCGGCCAGCTGCTGTTGCCGCTCGGCTTCCCGCATCTGGCGGTTTTTCACATCGGCAATCGAGCCGGACAGCACCTCATTGACCGCCGGATACTGCTCGGCCAGGGCTTGCGCCTTGGTGTTGAACTCCTCTTCTTTGGATTTGGCATAGTCCGGCCTGATCCAGTTGCCGTTGACCATATCGCCGCCCGCCTCGCCCAACAGCATCTGGGTGGCGGTTATCGCCTGCATGTCCGCTTCGCTCGGCACCCGCATGGGATTATCCAGCGTCTGGCCGGTAATATCGCGGATCTTGGCAATCCGATCATCATAGGCCCGCTCAAGGCCAGCGTCATCGGCATTCATATTGTCCACGGTGGTGGTGACGATATCCGTGGCCGTCGCCAGCTTGCCAAAGGCTTCGCTCCAGCTTTCCGGGCCGTCCGATACCTGTTTCGGCAGATCGTCGAGTGTTGCCAGCCTCATTTAAACGCCTCCGGCACTCTCTTTTTCAGGGCGCCCATATTGCCGAGATCGAGCAGGATCGGCTTGCCATCCTCCCCGGCGATAAACATCGGCGTGGACGAGGCCGGATCACCGAGCGCGAACACATAGCCACCATCCACGGCAACCGGCATGGCCTTCTGGAAATCCGCCGCCGTCCAGGCGCGCCCGTTCTTGGCCTTGACGCCACCAAGATCCGCGTCTGAAATCGCTTCGATGACAGTACCGAACCGATCCGCCCGCACCGTCGGCGGTACCAGAACCTGCTTTTCCCGGTAGAACATCCCCCGGTCATATCCGGCAAAGCCGCCATATTGCACCGATCCGGCAAAGCTTGCGCCCGCCGCTTCCTGAAACGCCCGCTCATAAATCGGCTTGGCATCCGGTGTTTTCGGGTCGATACCAGCATCATACAGACGCTTGCGGGCAATGGCGGCAGCCTGGGCGTCCAGGCTGTTGACCTGATCGGGCGAGAACACCAGCGCACCGCCCGCAATTTTTTGCGCTTGCGGCACCCGCGCCGTCACCTTCATGTCGGGATAAGCCTTGCCGTCAGGCGTCTTGCCGTATCCGGCCAACAGATCGCGCGCCGCCTTGACATTGCCGCCCAGCGCCATGATTTCCCCGGCGCCGGAAACAGCTGGCGCATCCTGCCCCAGTTCGCGCAACACCTGCGGGGCATTGCGCCCGGCCGCATCCACCAGCCCGGCGGCAATCGAAACGCCACGTTCCGGGTCCGTTGTCACGGTCTTTTCGATCTGATCGACCTCGCCGGGCCGGAAATATTTCGGTTGGACGCCAAAATGCCGGGCCACGGCTTCCGCCTGATTGATCCGTTCGGAAAAGGCACCGGAAACCGTGGACGGATCTGCATCGCCATCGATGGGCAGGCCAGCCGAGGGTGGCAAGATCCCGAAGCGCTCGGCAACGCCAATCGGATCGGTCTGCAATTCCTTGCGATGGCTTTCGATCAGCTTGCGGGAAAAATCGCGGTCATCCGCCGTCGCCTTGTCACCCAGCAGCGACGGAAGCCGTTTTTCCACCTCTTCAATCGGCAAGGTGCGGATCGCGTCGGAAACCTTCATACGGGTCAAGGTCGATCCCACGATCTCCGAACCTTTCGGTGCGGTCGCCGCATCGAGCTGGAACCGCGCAAATTCATCAGCCGAAACCGGCATGCCCCGCGCAATCCGGCTGGCAAAGTCTTCACCCCGCTTTGTCAGATCCTTGTCTGACTTTTCATCCTGCGTACGCCGCGCCCGCTCGGCGGCCATCATGCCCGCGTCGATCTTGTCCCAGCTATCGGCGTCAACACCGTCCAGCTTTCCGGCGCTGTAATCGGCCGTCATGCTTTTGCGCATGGAGGCGATATCGTCGGCAGGAAGGCTTTGCGCCTGCTTGGTGTAATAAGTCACCATCATGTCGCCACGGCTGGCGCGCTTCGCCCGCTCTGCATCAGCGGCGGAAATCACCCCTTTTGCCACCGCCGTGTCGTAATGATCGTCAATTGTCGCCTGCAAATCCGCTAGCCGCGCCGGAGCGCTATCACTCTTGAAATCGATACCGGCCATCGCCCGCGATTTGGTATCCTCAAGCGTTCCAACGCGCCCGAGAAAATCGCCCCGATCCTGCTGCTTGATCCGTGTCTGCTGCGCATCCTGCGCCTGGCGCACAAGGCCATAGGCCCGCTTGTTGTAAGCCGCCGTGTAATCGGCCTCGATCTCCGGGAAAAGATGCTCCTGCTTATGCGCCTGCAACAGCTCGCCGTAAGCCTTTTGCAGCATGGCAGGATCATCCTTGTATTTGTCATACACGGCGTCCTGATCCTGCAACAACGTCAATTCGAGCTGCTGGATATAGGTTTTTTCCCCGGCAACATTATAGGCACGTGCATAGATCGTATCCCCCTCCTTCGGGCGAAATGTTCCCGCCTTGCCCGGCTCAATCTTCACCGGCACGGAAACAGGCGTAACCGAGACAGGCGCGACGGACGAAGCGGACGGCATAGAACGATACGTTGGCTTTGCCGCCCCATCAGACGGGGCAGGAACCGCACTATCTGGCGCTGCAACAGCAGATGGTTGCCCACCATCCGCCGGGGCAAAGCTCAAAGCATAGCCCAAGCGGTTATCATAGCCATGCCCGGCGGTCGGATTGCCGGGCGTCCAGCCCGCCGGGCGTTCGTAGCTCATCAGGGCGCTCACCGCATCCTGCACATTGCCGGAGGCAAAGAACTTGTCGCCCGCAGATTTTTCCGTGCTTTTCAGCTCGCTGACGGCAAAATCAAGCTGCGTTGGCAGATCGACGACATTCCGGCCCGACTTCGCTGCAAATTGCCGCAAGGCCGTCTGGCGATCACCGCGCCATTGCATGATGCCAAAGGCGGAGCCGTTGTCACCGCTGGCTTGCGTATCAAACGCGCTTTCCTGCATTCCGTGGCCAACAAATGCCGCCGCCTGCGCAGGAGAAAACCCATGTTGGGCAACAAGATAATCGCGCGCCTTGGCCGCTTCCGCATTCGCCGCTTTCGGATTGACAAGGCGGCCTTGGCGCGGCCCATCAACAGGCCCAACAGCATCACCCGTAACCGTCGAAGCACCCGGCGCACCGGCCAGCGCCTCCGCTTCCCCCGCCTTTTGCCCGGCCAGCATAGCTTGCCGGTCGGCCTGTTGCCCGAATTCATCGGCCATCCGAGCAAGGCCAATCGACACTTTGCGCTCCAGCTCGCCATCATCGCGCGGACTGGGGAGCACCCCTTCCTGCAAAATCGGCTGCACACGAAAAGGCCGGTATCCGACCGGCTGTGGCAATCTGTTCGCCATGGTCAAATTCCTTGGTTGGAAATAGAAGCGCCCGTCTTGAATAGTCCGGTAAGTCCGTCTACCCAGCCGCCAAGCCGTGCCTTGCCCGCCATTTTACGATAGGACTTCTCACGGTCGGACAGTTGCGCTTGTGTTGTCTGCTGCGTTCCCACTTGCGTGGCAATGCCAAGATCCGCTTCACGGAAGGCTTCCTTGCGCGCCTGGTTGGGTGTCCCGAACGAAAGATCAGTCCCAGACGCGGCATAGGCCACGTCCTGTTGCCCGACCTGATCCACCATCGCCTGTTTGATCGAACTTCGCCGCGATATCCCTTCCAGCGTCGTGAGCCGCTGGTTTGATTGGGCTTCCGTCGCCGCCTGCTCATAGCCTTCCGCCTGCGCATTCCCGGCGGAAACGGCAGAGACGGCGCTCAACACGCCCGCCGTCCCCTGCAAAATGGAGCTGATGGAAAGCCCGCTGGAGACCGCGCCAACGGTTCCACCAACAGTACCCGCCGTTCCCACCGCACTGCCAACCGTCGCAGCCGTTCCAGCCGCCGCCGACCCGCCACCAAAAAGCCCGCCCAATGCAGCAAGAGTTGTTTCAACCATCAGAGTTTGACCTTCGGAACATAATCGCGGAGCCGCAGCCGCCCCGGCCGCGTTTGTGTGATGGTCAATGTTGGGCCAGTTTTCACCCCGTTCAGTCCGGCAATGATCAGATGGCCGGTGTAGCCGCTCCAGGGCGCAGTCAGATCATCCGTCATCCGGCTCAGAGGGATGTTGCGGGCTGGCCTCCCGTTCGCGCCGATGGCAATGCTATCGGTGTCGATCACATAGAGATCGAGCGCCTTCACCTGGCCGGGCCGCCGCACAACGGTATCGTCCTGATTGACGCGCACATAAGGCATGCTCTCGCAAACTGGCGGTTCCCAAAGGCCGACTTTCAAGGATGCGCTAGGAAAATCCGTGGTAATTTGCCCACCGACCACGGTGAAAGGCCCGTCGAAATTGCTATTGGCCTCAATCCACACGGTCTGACCTTCCAGCACGCCGAGGCCGGAGGCCACGCCACCGGCATTCGTCGAAACGGTCAATGTCGCCTGAAACACCGTATCGGCGGCTTCCGCCAGCACTTCCAGGCGGGTAGCGCCGCCACGCTTCACCATCACCCACACCTGTTCCTGTCCATCGACACAATGGCCCAGCACAGTTCCACCGCCATGCACGCCCCATTCCGCCGCGGCGATCATCGTCTGTTCATCGGCCAGCATCTTGTTGACGATGATGCAGGCCATCCGGCCATCGTCGCGCCGGTGCCAGATCCGGGTGGATGTCGATCCAGCAATTTTCCGCTGCACCATTTGGTTGGCAATATCGCGGACAAGATCCTTGCTCAGATCGTTTTGCCGGGTCGGATTATAACTTTCCGAAACCGCGTCATAGGAGACTGAGTAAAGCGCCCCGCCATCGGCGGAAACAAAAAACACCATTCCGTCAACCGAAACCGGCTTGCAATTCTTTTTAGAGCCAACTTCGGAAGCACGAACCCAGTTCAGCGCCGCATTGCGCTCAATGGTCCGGTTCGAGGCAAACCATTCTGCTTGATCGGTGAACAGCACCAGATAGGTGTTATCAAGCACATGCAGCACGGTTTCGGATGTCGATGTCCGCAGCGCTTCCAGCCGGGCGCCGCTATCGGCCGTGTTCTTGATGTTGAGCGTAAAATATTCGCCGGTCTGGCTCATGGCGACGGCGGCTTGTTTCGCTTTTGGGCTGATATAGATACCGCGATCCTGATAAATTCCCATGCCGCGAAACCCGCCGCGCGTGGACGAAATCAGCGCCTCGCCGTCTGTTTCGCCAATCTGCACATGTGCGACCAGCGCCGAGGCGGAGGATGTATTCACCACCTGCACGTCAAAATCATATTCGTCACCCGCCAGACTGCCCGAAAAGGTTACGGTCAGACGGCGGTAATTGTCGGAATTTTCCACATAGGCCACCGCCACGTCGGCCTCGAAACCGGCCAGCGTGTTGATTGCCGCCTGCAAATTGGCCGCAAACAGGTTCCAGATGTCAGAGCCGCCGCCGGGCGCCGCCGGCGTGCCATCTGTATTGAGCAGCCGCACCGCGCTTGTGGTGTTTCCATCGACTTTAACACTGACGGTCAACTGGTTCACGCCATCCGCCCAACGGATGTAGATATCCCAGATATCGTTCGTCTTGGTATAGCTACCACCCAGATCCACGTCCGGGATATATTCCCAAGGCCAGTCGCTCAGCGTCCATACGGTATCATTGGTGCTGTTGCGCAGCAGCCGATAACCCTTGCCATCGTTCAAGTCCTGATGGAAAATCCCGAATGTGTTGGCCTCCCCAAAAAATTCGAGATCCGGCACCATGGCGCTGGTAATGGCCGCAATGGCAATTTCCGCCACCTTCACCCGGTCATAACGCCAGATATCGACATAGCCGGGCGTAAACACCAGCGTGTAGGACAAGCCCACCTGCACCTTCAGTACCCCGGCTTTCAGGATATCCGAGCGCAAGGCGGCAATGTCAAAGCTACCGGGCAGATTGGCAAAGCCGGATTGCGGAATGGGTTCGAACCCCTTCATGACCAGCGCGCCGGAATAATATTGCTTCAGATTGACCTTACCGGCCAGATCCTCGGAAAGCTGTCCGGCATTGGCCGAGCTTTTGAATGGACCGCTGATCGCTGCCATTTACCACCTCCCGTACCAGGCGTCGCCACCGTCGCCTGCGCCTTGTGGCCGCACATTGATCAAAGGGCTGTCACCTTCCATCGGCTCACCCACCGGGCGGGAGGTCTTGTCCTGCGCCATCAACCGGCCAAACAACCCGCCGCCGCCCTGTTGCGAAGGCGAGCCGAAGGCCTCCTGCAATCGATCAGCGCGCAAATTCTCGTCCTGCCAGATTGGCACGGCCAGATAGCCGCCAAAGGCCACCACGAAGGCAGAGCGAAAATCCGGCGGCCAGATATCGGGAGAGACGAGAAACTTGCACAGCGACCACGTTTCGCGGCAATTGGCGTAAAGAAGGCCTTCTTCAATGGTGAATTGCCGCAACGGGCGCGGACTGGCCCCCGCCTGTTCCATGTTTTTCAGCGGATTACCGATCCGAACGCCCGGCAAGTCGAAGGCATATCGCCAGCCGTTTTCAGGCTCTTCCGACCGCACCCGGTTTTTGAAGGTCTTGAGCGCAAAGCTCCAATCATGCAGCCCGAAAATTTGATCGACAGTCCGTTGCCAGACCAAAGCGACATTTTCCGAAAGCTCCGATCCGTCATCGACCGAAAATACCGGGCCAACACCGATATCGGCCAACGTCATATTGATGATTGTCGGTTTGTCGATTGTCATGGCAACCACCTGAAACAGAAAGGGACCGTGGCAGATTAGCCGCCACGGCCCCTTGTTCAGTGCATCTGCCCCGCCAGTTCGGCGGATCAGTCCGCCGTGGTGTCGCCGGTCACATCCGTCACGGCGACATTGCCGGTTGCCGGCACAGTCGCCACCTTGATCCGCACATATTCCGGCGTGCCGTCACAATCGACCACCGCGTTGATGATAGAATGCGGCGTCAGGTCATCCCGGCTGGCATTGAAGAAGCCAGCCGTCAACACTTCCGCTTTGGTGTGGTCGGTCGCATAGTTGAAAAACTTGATGATCCGCGTATTGCTCAGCATCACCGGGCGGCCTGCCGAAACGAGGTCATACTTGATATGAGCCATGGTCCTGTTCCTGTTGAATGGAGAAGAGAAGCAATCCGGGCTGGACAAACCAGCCAGGATTAGCGCTTATTCGTTGATCTTCACGGCCTTGTTGATGGCCAGCATGCGAATGCGCTTCACGCCTTCCGGCAGAATGCCCACTGCCGCCGCCGAAAGCTGGACCTTGCCCAACCAGGGCGAACCCTTCAGGGTCGGAACCTGATCAATGGTCATATTCTCCTGATCCCATTCCACTTCGCAGCCCATGCTATCCTTAGTCCAGGCAAAGGCATCGAGATAACCCGTGCCGTTGAAGGGCAGACCATTGGAGCCGGTCCCAAAAGCACCCGTGCCGAAGCTGAAATATTCATTTGGCAACGTCACGAAATGCGTGCCTTGGAATGTCTTCTTCTTCATCTTGCTGGCCTTGGCAAAAGGCAGGTCAGCAGGGCCGGTATAATCGGCATTGGAGAAATGCTTGTTGAAGCACAATTGCGTCATCCAGACCTGCGGAATGGCGCAGAAGGCTTCCTCATCCGATCCGGTACCGGCGATGCTGTCACCGATATAGGCCGCAAATTCCACATCGATTTTCGCCGTACCGTCACCGATGGTTTCCACCGTGGACGGCGTATCGGCCAGGGTGGATGTGGCATTGGCGAACGTGTTGAGCGCCGTCAGCTTAATGGTGTCGCGCTTCATGCGCACGGCCTGGGTCAGCAGCTTGGAAATGCCATCCTGCTGGCTTGGCCCCATCTTGCGCAGATCCTGCTGGAACCACGTCGCCGCCGCTTCATAGTCGGACAGGGACAGCGTGATGGTGTCCATGTTCACTTCGCTGGGGTCGATATCCTGCAAGGCGCGGGAAATCAGATACATGGGAATGCGGCCGCCAAGAACCGGGAATTTAACGACACCCGCGCCGCCGTCGCCCCGGATCATCGTATCGTCGAGATAGCCGCCAAGCGCCATATAGCGCACGCGCACCATGTCGCGGATTTTTTCTACAAACCAATTCGGTGCAGAAGACATGAGAAACCCTCAATGTTTGTGATGGACGAAATCACCGTGAGGGCCGATTAGCCGGAGCTTGCGGCGGGTCCGGTAAAGGATAGCCGCCGCGTCGTCCAGGTCGCTCCCGTCCGGTAGCAACTGCATGTTGCCACCGGGCGGGAACCGTTCAGTGCGTCAGCCGATCAGGCGCTGATAATCCGCTTGCAGCGCGTCATGGCTGGCCTTGTCGAATTTCGGGCTGCCGGGCGTATTTTCCGGCAATGCCGAACGGCGTGACAGCTCCGCCCGCGCATCATTGCCGCCGCCAGCTCCCGGCAGACCCATGGCAGGCCCCTTGTGACCGCCAGACCCTTGCGCACGAAGGAATTCAATGAATTCATGCCCGCGCGCGCTATCGCCCAGCATGGCCTTGGCAAAATCACCGGCTTCCTTGGAAAGCCCGCCCTTATCCTTGCCCATAGCCACCATCTGGTCGACATAGGCAAAGTTTTCATTCATCCGCTTTTCACGCGCCACCGTCTGCTGCGCTTCCGGCAGGTGCTTGGCATACTCTGGCACCAGGGCGGCCTTTTCCGCCGCCGTGTCGATTGGCGGTTCCAGCAACCCCATTTCCGCCGAAACGGAAAGGAAGTCCTGCACCATTCCCTGATAATCAGGAACCGACATTTTCCGTTCGAGGGCTTTTGCGCTCATCCGCTCGAATAGCGGATCGCTCGTTAGCGTCTCCAGATGTACTTTGATCGTCTCAGGCACTTCCCCGGAAAACGCGCTATACGCTTTCGCATCATCTGGAATTTGCGCACCAGCATCGCGGGCGCGGTAGCCGTCCAGCACCTTTTTCATGTTGTCGATTGTCTGCTGATCGTTGGCACCAAGCATATGATCAGGCAGGCCCTCGGGGCGATAGATCGAAGGAGCGGCGGCGGTTGACCCGTCCGCCGCCGCCCCTTCTGCTGCGCCGGGTGGCGATGGAGACGCGCCCGGCGTTGCATCGGCAGCGTTCTGGGAGGAGGAAGAACCCGCCGAAGGTGTTGCGGCCGCACCGGCGGCCGAAGCGTCACCGCCCCCGCTACCAGCGCCGTCCGCGTCAAAGAAAATCTGTGGCATGCCACGCAAAAGATGCTTCATGATCCAGCTCCATTCTGGGATTGTTTACGGGTGGAATTGATCTGGCTTCCCTTGGCAATCGCCTTCAGGATCACCTCGGCAAATCCGTTGATGCCTTGGCGCGTTGCGCCCATCAGGGCGCTTTGCTCAATGGTTGCGCCGGTAATGCGCAGGGGCTGGCGGATGGAAATATCCATCATCCATTCGAACATCTTTCGGCCATGCGCGGTCTGGGACAGCCCCCACATGAATTCCGCCAGCTCGTCTTCCGGCTTCAATTCATCCTTGGGACCATCAAGATTGAACAGGCCTTCCAGCCCTTCCCAGCCATTTCCGGCCATACCTTGTTCCAGCAAATCAAGCGGCTGCGCCTCACGGCCCGCGATAAATGGCCCCGTCATGCCGCCGCCCTCATATCCTGCGCCGCCGCATCACCAACCACTTTAGGGGCCTGCTTGGCGGCTTCCTGCGCAAACATTGCAGCCATTTGCCGCTGTTGCTCCTGCTGTATTTGAGCCATGATCGCCTGTTTTTCTTCCTCATTCGGGATCAAATCCTTGTCGATCTGCAATCCTTCACCGATCCGCTCCATGATCTTGTCCATGTTCTCATAGAGCCGAGCCTGTTCCGGCCCGACGAAATTCGCCACGAGATCATGGTAGTTGGCGATGGCATTCAGCCGGTCAGCATTCAGGGCCGCCTTCATGGGCGAGCGCACCGAGATCGCAATCAGCAGATCGTCCACATTGGCAACCATCGGCAGAATGCCGAACCCGGAGAGAATTTCCGCCACGCGCGGCACGATCACAGGCATGATCTCATTCACCAGCCGCCCGAAGGCACCGATATGGATGTTTGCCCCTTGCTGCATCCGCCCGGTCATTTCCGAGGCAGAACGCGGCGTGCCCTGATATTCCGGCAGGCGGTTGTCAAACGTCGCCTGCTTGATCTGGCTTTGCAGATCGCCCACCAGCACATTCGCCACATTCATGTTGCCGGGCGTATCCAGCCGCGACACATCCGGCCCCATCATGCCGCCGGTCGATTGCATCGCCCAGAATTCACCAGGCCCCATCCGCACATTGTTGGGGTTGAACGTACCGCCCGACCGATAAGCCCAGATACCCAGCATCGAAATCGCCGCTGTTTTCAGCGCCAGTTCCTGCACCTTGTTCAGGGTTTTAATGGTCGGCAACGCCGTCAGGATCACGCCCCGGCCATAAGCTTCGCCTGGCACACGATAGTAGCGCGGCACGGCAATCGGCTGGGTGCGATAGCGTTCATGCCGGATCGGCACGGCGCTCTTGTCGACATAGGCGACGAAATGCCAGCCGCCGCCGGGCAGGCTATCAGCGTAGAAATCCTGATAGAGCGTCGTCTCATCGGAAGCGTGGGATTTCGCTTTTTCCTTCACATCGTCAGGGAAATCCCCATCCGGGAACGCGCCCACCAGCTGCTCGTATTCGATCTGCTGTTTCCAGCTGACGTAATTCACCCGGCCAAAGGCATCGACACCAATCGCCAACTGGTCGAACGGAATGGCGCAGAACATCACCGGCTTGTCGGGCGTTCCCTTCACCGGCAGAATGGCACCGGTTCCCACCGAAAGATCGACGCACATTTCATGAACCGCCGTATCCCAGTCACCCGCCAGAAAAAACGGATGGATCAGGGTCGAGGTCTCGTAAAGGATGCGGTCGAGCTGCTTTCGGTCCGGCGCGGAAAGCTTCATGGCCGCCAGCGGCCCGGTTTCGAGCACAAAGGCAGGCTGACCCGCCGGGAACAAGCTGCGCTGTAGGTTACCGGCAAAGTACATGGCCGACATCGGCGCGGTCATATCAAACAATTTATCGGCGTATTTCAACTTCCCAGCGCCACCAGGGCGGCGCATCGGCACGGCAAAATCATAGGCTTCCTGATAAATCGACGTCCAGGGCGCCCGCTGGCCCCAGATCTTATCCTTGCGCCGGATAACGGATTTCAGATCAAAGGCCGCCATCAGGACAGAACCGCCGTGGCACCGGTCGAGCCGCCATCTTCGAACAGCCTGCGGCCACGCGGCGTGCGCCGGGTCGCAAGGATCTTGCTGTCACTGGTGTTCAATGATTGCAATTGCCGGTCGTTCGCTACCTGCTGGAGCTGCTGGCTTTTTTTCTGCTCATCACTTTGCCCGCCGCCGAACAACCCCTTAACCGTGTTTGACATGCTTCCCGCTCCACTTCCACAGCGTCCCGCCAGCGGGCGTAAAGCCCACAAGGCGCGCCATGCGCGAACCGGTCTTGTTGCCGTCCATCACATGGCAGATGATCACGGCCCCAGTGTCGGCCAACCGGGCGAGCGTTAAGTGGGCGAAGCGGCACAGTTCGAGCATCCTCTCGCGTGCGCGTGCACGTAAGGCCAGCGCGAATTCCCAAGTGCCGTCCCCACGGCTCACGAGAAATGCCATCGCCAGCAGCCCGTCATCATCGAAAATCGAAATGCTATCGCCGTTCTGATGCTGCCAAAGAAACACCTTCCGCGTCACAGACCACGGCCCGGCCATGTCAAGGCAATCCGTCAGCAGCGCCGGACTTTCGAACCTCAAACATCCCATACCGAGAAGTCCCGTTTCGGGCCGGTCGCGCGGTCTTGCCGATGGCGATGCAGGTTTTCGACATTCGACGGCAAGGTGGATTGAGCCGCATGGGCCGTCAGAGCGGCAATGCCGAGAACGCCGAGGCAGCGATATTGCTCCGCGTCATGCGGGTGAGAATAGGGGTTCTTGTCGACAAGCCCCTTGTCCGTTTGGCTCGACGAGGTTTTTTTCGTAAACTTGTAGTGGGCGGCAAACCCACCGCGAACGACTTTGCAGCTGGGATCGATGATATAGCCGGGCGTATTGTTATCGAGGCGAAGCCCAAGGAAATGCTTGACCGCTTCCTGTCGGATTGATGGCTCATTCGACGGTGCTGGATTAATTTGAAAGCGCACAACGCTTTGCAATGTGTTGATCCAGTGAAACTCCCCGGTGGCACTGTCCGCACCATACCACGCCGATGGATCGCCCCACGCATGCACAAAAGCCGCTCCGGCAAAGCGCCCCATCATAAGCGACAAAATCATGTGACCAAATCGCGTCGGCCCTGTTCCCGGATCTGCCGTCAGCTCAGCCAGCAACCTATTCTGTCCGCTCGGAGACATCTGCCCGAATGTCGCTGCTGGCGAGCCGCCTGCATCGATACCGATGGTTAGCCCAAGCTGGGGCACGAACTGAATTTCCTGATCGGCGCAATGAAATTCAACAGAGAAATCATCCTCATAGACTGGCTTTCCATCCTTCGCGTAGGCAGGCAGCGAATGGACCATGCGGCGCACGACGGCCTTGTCTTTCGTCGTCGCCTCTTCCTTTTGGTACGAACTTCGCGGCTTGCCCGCCCTATTTTCAGCATGGGGGGACAAGCCACCGGGTTGCCAAAAACCGTTCCAACCCGGCGTGATATCCTGCACGATCGTGCCGGGCTTGCCGTCCTGCCCGAAGGGGATCGTATAGGCGGGATGATCCACATCAGGCGGGTTCATATCCCCCCACGCGATCTGGGGAACGACAAGCTCAGTGTCGGAAATCTCCAAACCCATGCGGCGCATTTGGGTCCGTCCGTCTCTCGAAACCCGCTCCAGTTCGGAGGGCGCAATCATTTCCATTGGAGGATAGCGGCCACAACGCCCAAGAAACAGCGGCAACGTTTTTTCCGGCATCAGGTCATATTCATTAACCCATGCCATTGAAATTTCATAACCTTTTGCAAATTCCTCAAGATCGTTATCACCAACCGCACCGGTTTCCATGATGTATTCGACCTTGACCTTTTCCCGGCCACGGTCGGCAATCCATTGCAGCTTATGGACAACAGGGCGATCCTGACCGCCTTCATGGCTTACCTGCCATTCATGCCCGATGGGAAACTTTCCGTACCAGCTTTCCAAGGCCGTCTTCGCAAAGCTCCGATAGGTATTTCGCACGCAGAGCGTTTTCACGCGCACCCAGCCATCCTTGCAGACTGGCATGTACTGCGCCGCAATCATCGGGCCTTTCATCACGGAACAGACTGTTTTGCCCGATCCACCTGGCCCCATAATGGTATCGATAGGCCCGCGCGATTTCAAAAACGCCGCCCCAATCGGTCCCGGTGGCCGATAATTCGTGATGCCTACACCCATACCCGCAGCCCTCCATAAGCCGCCAGAACCCGCGCGCCCGCGCCCGCTCTGTCGAAATAGAGATTAGGTCGGCCACAAATGGGTTCACTGGCAAAGGACCGGGCGACCCGGTGTGTGTGAGCCGCCCGGCCCGGGGTGGGGTGGCGCGCGCGGATTTTTGAAGCGCCGCCGCCCGCGCCTGCACGCGCACGCGAGGGGGACCCCACCAGGCGCGACCACGCTGCGGGCGCACGGCGGGGAAATGCCCGCCGGTCGAAACTGCCCTAATGATTTATGATTATTGCGATATCGAATGATATCAGTGACTTAACAACCGTGCGACATGACCATTCCAATGTCGCACGGCTAACACATTGAATTCATTATCACGGATCGGGGAATTTGGTCAGGTCGAGGATATCGCTCTTATCCGCCTTCGGTGCTTCCATGTCACCGATGAACATGATCCCCATGGCCGACTTCTTGTCAACATTCAGCTTTGTCGGGGCCTTGCTCTCGAAATACGGCAACAGCTCAGCGTTGGCCTTGCCGATGATATCCTGCGCCTTGACCATCATCGCAACAGCGTCATCCCGCTTGACAGCGCCTGCCACCACCATCTTGGCTAGCCACTCGTGCGCTGCAACGTCTTCCGGCGGATCGGGCCATAAGCCCAGTTCCAACGCCAGCGCAGCCGGGTCGGCGTTCGCCATGGCGGCAAGGTTGAGGCCAGGGTGACGGTAGCCCATGCGCTGCAACACATCGGCAAATTCCCGGCTGGACTTGTTCTGGCTGCCTTTTGGCCTCCCTCTCCCGCGTCTGGCGATATCGATTTGGTTCGCCACATGGCGCACCGGCCCGGAGAACAGCGCCATTTGCTCATCCATCTCATCGAGCATCAACGATGGTTGCTCGGCCTCGTCTTCCTGCCCGGTCAGCCGCGCCGCCAGATCGCCCATGGCGTCGGCAACCGCCGCTTTGACCGCGCCAACCTTGGCCGCCGCAGGATTTTCGCCCGGCGTGTGTGCCCCAAAAAGCCCCGAATTCTCGCCTTTTCCGTCATCCATCACTATCACCCGATTTGTTTATTCGGTTGGTGGCCTGTTACCGCAATGTTACCGCGTTGTTACCGAGATCATTAATGAATTCAATTCAGTAACATAAGTAACAGGGTAACAAGACAAATCTTCATACGTATACGCGCACGCGTATGGGGATACATTTCCTTGTTACCGTGTTACCGACCACTAACCGCATGATTTCCTTGATGTTCTCGGTAACATTTAGCTGTTACCGCGTTGTTACCGGCTTGTTACCGGCCCTCTCCCGTCCCCGGAAGGTAGCGGATTGCTCCGCCATATCGCACCGTGCCACGCCCTTGGCTGCGTTAGTTGCCTGCGCCCTTCTTATCGCCAGCGCTATGCGCCACGCGGGCAGAACGATGGCGGCAAGGCGCAAGGATCGATCCGCGATGGCGCAGGATGGGGAGACCGGCCACGGCGTTGACGATTTCATGTCGCCTGTCTCCGGTCTCGAAACGCCAACACGGCGCAGGCTCCGCTTTTTATCGCCTTGGGGCGGGGGTGTATGTTAAGTGCGGCGGCAATTTTTGGGGTATTGGTGGCGCAATCGCGATAGGGCGTGGGCTGGCGGAATGCAATTTGCGCTCGCTGGCGGTGGCCCTCTGGATGGCCTTATATCCTCAGCAATGAGTGAGCCTTACAAGATCAGGGAATGGCGGCGCGCAATGCGCATGAAGCAGGTTGATCTGGCCGCCAGGGCGGGCAAGTCACCGCAAGCCATATCGGCTATCGAGAACGGCGGCCGCGCGCGCCTGGCAACCATGCAGGCAATAGCAGGAGCGCTGGGTATCACTCTGGAAGAGCTGTCAAAGCGTCCTCCCCGCGATCCTCAAATGCCGCCTGAAGTCATCGAGGACGTGGCGCGCGCGGGCCGCATCATGGTTGCGATTGCTCGGATTGCGGCGAATGACTGTCAAGAAATTCCGCCACTGATCGCGGCTTTTGAAAAAATCGGTGGCCGTTCTCGCACTCGTTAAACAGCCGGCATTCGTAGCAGCCTGTCAGCAGCTCGGCCGCACGCAGCTCATTGCTGGATAGCTTGTCCAGAACCGTCGATACTCTCTTGCGCGTGATCATGCCCGCTCCATTCATTGCGCCTAATATTAGACTGGATGAATGTATTAATGATGAGCATTCACGGTAAAAAAATTTCAAGTTTGTTAAGCCTTCGACAAGCATTTCACCCCCAGAAATTGCGGGGAAATGGGCCGTTGAAACTTTAAGTTAGAAAATCCTGCAAAAGAACCACCCAATCAAACGCTTTGACAGCTAAAGCGATGGTTGCTTTACTACTTTCGAGAGCGCCAGACTTTGTTTTTATTGCGTAAATCGGGGGATAATGATGACGGAACAACCTTTGCACCACCTAGAGGGCGCGTTGATAGACTTGCGGGCAATGATCACGCTATGCCTGCGCCTGCATGAAACAGCCCTGCCCGCCGATCTTCCGACCCTTGCGCATGATCTGGTCACTCTGTTCTATATCATGCTGGAGAAGATCGAGGCGGCCGAGAGCGGCACAAACCAACTGTATCGCGCTGACTACAGCCGCTCGGCCCCGCCGGTCACATGTCCCGCGTAGGGCGATCAAGCCTTTCCCAGCCAAAATAAAACCCGCCGGATCGCTCCAGCGGGTTCATGTGGCATCCAGCCCGAGGGCGGGGGAAATCACTCCAGCACATCCGCCCCGCCCACGATTGCCGTCTGATAGGCCTCGAAATCCACCACGATGCAGCGTTTCGGTTCGCGGCTGATCTTCACCAGCGGCGTGGTCTTGGTGACGATATAGTCAGGCGCTTGCTTCAATGCCTGGTTCCAGCCACCGCTCTGGTAATCCGTCCCCTCAAAGATCCGTGCCACGCGGGTGTCATTGACCGGCACGGCCAGCCCGTAGCCGTCGAACGGCCTGCCGGGCTGGGTCAGCCCCACACCGGCATTGCCCAGCGCCTGGCGGGCATCGTCGAGCGTCATCAGCTCGCCGCCCGCCCTCACCGACATGATGATATCGTGGATCGATTGCTTTTCGCCGCGCTTCCAAACCTCCGGCATATGCTCCAGCACGCGGGAAATCACATCCTGCCACTTTTCCGTCTGTTCGGATCGCTCGATGGCGGTCGCCTGTTTCAGCAGGTCGATGGCATGTTCAGGATCGTCGGCCGGAAAGCCGATATCGATCATGCCTTGCTCACCCACCAGCAGCTCGGCCGTCGCCAGCAGCGTGCCATAGGTATCGATCTGGCGGGCGTCGAAACCAGCCTCATGCAACAGCCGACGCCAACGCGGCAACACATGCATGTCGAAATCGTGCCAGCCGTCCATGATCTGCCGCAGCAGCATCCGCCCGGCCACATCGGAGACAACAGGTTCGCCCTTGCCGTCATTTTCCAGCGTCTTGAGCTGCAAAATCGCCATGCGGCTCTTGTCCTGCACAGCAAGCGGCGGATGCATGATGGCCGAGAACATGAAGGCCGAGCGCAGCTCGAATTCAACACCTTCATGGTTCGCGCCACCGCGATAAAGCTTTGCACCGGAATAGGCCTGGCGCGCCAGTTCGATAATCGCCTGTTCTTTGAAGCCGCTGGCCTTGGCCTCGAATTCGTCGATCGCTACCGGGCGGCTGTCCTGGCCGAGATTTTGATAGATACCGGCGGCTGTGGTGTTGGCCGTGGCATAGAGCGTCTGGCCGAAAATCGCCTTGATGATATCGTGCAGAGTGGATTTACCCGTGCCACGTCCGCCGGTGATAAAGATGATCGGCCGGGTTTTCAGCGCCGCACCCATCAGCGACGAACCAATCCAGCCCAGCAGAAACAGCGGATCGAGGCTGGGCCGATGCCAGTTCCATGTGCCGAAATCCTGCAACAGCTGATGCGCCGGGCTATCGCGCCAGCCAATCGGGCTTTTCCACGGCTGGAGAATATCACTGTCCTGGCGGTAATACATGCCGCCATATTCGCCGGTCGGGGCGCGCTGCAAATTCCAGTCTGCGGCCTTGCCGTCTTTCTGCTTGGTTTGCACCGTCCAGATATGGCGGCCGGAATGCCAGATGAATTGTTCTCCATCCTTCCAGCCGCCCCGACCGCGCACATTGTCCTGCGGATCGAAGATACCGCGACGGCCCGCCTCGCTGATAATCGCTTCCCAAGCCTTGTCGCGCTCGACACGCTTCACCTTTGGCGGCAACGCCTCCCCGGTTTCCGGGTCGGCTTCCGCTTTGCCAAATGCAGGCCACGCCCAGTGCAGATAATTGATGTAGGGCGAAAACAGTTTCAGCAGCGTCGGATAATCAAACCGGCTGATTTCGTGCAAGCCGCCCGTGGCGCCGACGCAATAGACCACCTCGCCTTTCATGCCCAGCACCGTGACGGGGCATTTCGGCGGCATGGCATCATGCGGCGCGCCGGGCCATTGGCCGGGACGAATGCCATCACGGGCAAGGTTCTTGTCGGGATCGACAGTATCCCGGCCTTCCCCCACCTCCTCCAGCGCATCGAGAAAATGCGCCCGCGCACCGGCAACGCCGCCCTGCAATTTTGGTTTCTTGGTCATCTGCCCCGCCGCGCACCGTCATGAGATAAAAAAAACGGCGCGCCGGATCTCCAGCGCGCCGGGCATGGGTTTCAGGCTACGATCTGCCAGTCGTCGGCGAGCATGTCCGTTTGAGAGGCCAGCCAACCGACAACAATCGCCCCATCGGCCGCGCGCATATCGATATGCGGCAAAATCGAGATACTTTCGGCGTCCATTTCAGCAGCACGGAACATAGCGGCGCCACCACGAGCAAGATTTGCGGGAATAACTGTTCCGGTCTGAATAGCGACATACATGCCCTTGCCATTCCAACCGGCCCGCGCGACGCGCTTTCCTTCTTTCATTGCGGCAACGGCATGGCCGAAGCTCATCGCTGATGTCGGCTGATACGCGGCTTCAAACTGCTCTTTCGGGGACCATGAGATATAGCCAGCATGCGCAGAGTGGTTTGATTTTCCGCCATCGAGATATTCGACGAGGTAGCCGTTATCATCCCCATTTTCATCCGATGGCAGCGCCCAGCCGCGATAGTCATTATATTCCTGGCGCGTCATAGGGACGGCCTTAATACGTTTCGTCCCGTAAAATTCCAATGCATCTTCCATGCTCATAGTCTCCTGTTGCGCTTGGGGTGAGGTCAGTAAGTCGGCGTGAAAAAGTCGTCCGCCGGTTCGAAAATCGTGTCTTCAATCGGGGTCGGCGCGGGCGTTTGCCGCTCTTCCTGCGCCTTGGCCTGCGCTTCACGCTCGGCAGCAATGAAGGCGTCCAGATCAAGCAGGGTCTGGATATAGGCCGTCAGGGCGATCCGCTCGGGCGTGGAAATCTCGGCACTGTCGCGCAGCTTGCGGATTTTCAGGTGTTGGGCCAGCACATCGGCGGTGGCGCGGCGACCGATCTTGCGCACGAAACCGGCCATTTCCCGCGCCATTAAGGTGCTGGCCGGATGCGGGCCGCATGTCAGCTCAGCCCCGGCAAGCTTTGCGGCAACCGCCTGGCCCACAGCAATCAGCGCCTGATAGGCCCCGGCCGCCGCAATCATCGGCATGGCCTCCGGTTCCAGCGCTGCGAATTCGCTGTAGCTCATCTGTGCCGCAAGTTCGTCGGCAGAAGCATCTGAACGCGATCCTTGTGTGACATTACCTGCCACAGCCTCTCCGCCCGCGCTTCCGCTATCGCGTCCAAGATCCGATCCGTCAGTGCCTCCGGCGTCTGCCCCGCTGGCACCGTCGATGTCACCACTTGCTTCCTGTGGTGCGGCAGCCCCTGTTGCCGCCGCAGATTGTTCGCCACTTGCACCCGTATCGCTTGCTCCGCCTGCATCCGCCGGCGCTTCGTTTCCAGTGGGTGTTCCATTGCCATCATCCTTTCCAATCGCCCCCGCCAATGCGGCCAGCTCTTCCGGTGTTTTTTCCTTCGCCATGCTCTTTCTCCTGTGAAATCAGTCTTCCGAAGGGTCTTCGCCATGGCCGAGCGCGGCCATGTACGTGTCAAAAATCAAATCCTCTTCCATAAGGGCTTGTGGGTCTTTGGCCCGCGCGGCCACCACGCGCTTAAGCACTTTCTTGTCGAAGCCCATGGATGCGGCTTCGCCATAAACGTCTCTCTTGTCGTCGTTGATGGCCTTATTTTCTTCGTTGAGCCGCTCGATCCGCTCGACGAAGGCGCGCAGCTGGTCGCGGGCAATGCCATGGGCAACGTCCTGCGCGAAACTGTTGTGGCCAGGCCCGGTCATTCACCACCAGCCTTTGCACCTGGCTGTGAAATCTCTCGCCACTTGTAGGTGGTAAGTTTCCCACCGGTTTCGTCCCCTGTTTCGAGGTCAACAATGGGAGAGCCATCAAGGCAGGCAGCGTGACATGGCCCCATAGTTATCTCTGAGGCGCAAACATCATCGTCCCGGAATACGGACGCGCAGATCGGGCATTTTTCAACGTATGCCTCGGTGTCCTCAGCAACGTGCAACACCGCCTTGCCATCTTCTGTGAAGTGCCACGTACGTGCTTTGTTGATGGCGAGTTTTTCGATCATCGCTTGGGTGATCTGATCATCCGTAATTCCGGCCCGTCGCTGCGCATCCCATAGCAGAAACTGCATATCCGCCCATTCGGACAAATCATGCACAGCGCCAGCCGCCTCCAAAGCTTCTTGGCTCAAATGCATCAGCGGACCCACGGGACCAACGTCACCGAACGCTGACTGCGACCACTCAGCATGTTCAAGTCTCACCTTTTGCCGAGGGGAAATGAAAATGCAGTCATCATCTGGCCTTTCCTCCATTGCACTGTTCATCACTCTTCTCCTTGCATCAAATCGTTGAAATCCTTGCCGATATGGCTTTTCTTCGCCACCACGGGTTTGCCAAAGCTTTCCAGCTTTGCCATTTCATCGGCAAATTGCTTTTGTGCCTGGGGCTTGGCCCAGTCATTGTCCTGGCAGATCAAGGCCCACTCTATGCAGGGCAGATTGAGCGGCGCGCCTGACAGCATGGAGAGCGAGCCGACAGCGGCGGCGCGGGCCATGTCACCATTGGCGCGGGCTTGGGAAAGCGCATCCTCGATCCCCTCGCCAAAGATCGCCGGATGCGGCTGGCGGGCTTCCCAGACCGGAAGGTTTTCCGGCCCATGGCTCACCCAGATCATCGCGCCCGCGCATTCGAACCGCATCATCTTGGCGTTTTCGTTGGCTGCTACCGCCAGCTTGACCGGCCGCACCGGATCGAGGAAGGTGTGATGCACGCCCGTCACCTGCCCGGTCGGCGTGCGCATGGCAGAAAGAATGCAGGGAAAGCGCGGCCCGGCCTGCACCTTCACCGAGCGACCACCCTCATTGCGATAGGTCGCCCGAGGCCAGAATTCGAGGCTCGGATGAAACCGGAAGGTATCGGCGGCCAGATTGGGAATGTCATCGAGCGGAATTTTCCGGCCCGCGAAATAGGCCAGCGCATGCGCTTCCGCCGCCGTGCCGCTGCCATAGGCATCCGCGCTCATGAACAGATCATTGGCCCATTTGATCCGCTGGAGACGCTTTTCCTCCGAGATCCGCGCCGCATCGGCCATGGCCTTTTGCGTATCGCGGGCAAAGCGGTCACGCTCTTCCCGGCTCATCTGGCGCAGCCCGAGGAAATCGCGCGCCCAGTCCATCGCCCCACGAAAATCCGTGGCATTCAGATAGGCAATCAACCCGATCACATCGCCCTTTTCACCGGTGCGATAATCCTTCCAAGCGCCAACATCCCGCGTCAGCGCCACCTTGAATTCCCGGCTTTGGGCATAATCCCCAGTGATCGGATTATGGGCCACCCAAAGCCGACCATGCCGCTTGCCATCTTTCAACAGCCGCGCGCAAAGCGCTTCGATCCGCTTTTTCAGGCCTTCCTTGATTTGCTCGGTTTCTTTGCTGCGCGGGTGCATCACAAAAACACCTCCTCAACCGCGCCGATCATCGTCTGCACCTGCGCATCGCCGCGCAGATCCTCGACATCTTTCAGCATGCCGCAGATGGCAGCACGCGACATGCCTGCGGCGCGGGCAAGATCGGCCTGCTTGATATTCAGATGCGCGTTGGCGATGTAGATGGCGATCCGGCGCAGATGCGCGGCCTGCATCCATTCCGCATCCGCCGTGGCCCGCTTGGACGGATCGGCGGCCATCACCGGGCCGGGCGGCACATCGGCAATCGTACACACCAGCCACAGCAGCAGCCGGTATTGCGCCGTGATCGGATCATGGCGCGCAAGCGATTTGCCAGCCACGGCGGCCTGCGCACGGCTCGCCGCATATCTGTCATTCGTGGCTTTCGCCTTCTGCAAATCGGAAATTGCAGCACACATCCGCTCATAGGTCTTTCTGGTCAAAGGCCTACGGCCTGCGCGGATATCGGCAAAATATCGTGAAGCAAGTCCGGCCTCCCTCAACACAACGCTTTCCGACAGGCCAAGCCGATACACACGCTTGTCGAGGTCGGAGATAAATTCATCAGGCATCCGCATTTCAAACCTCGAAAGCGAGAGCCGTACGCAATACAAATCGGCGGGAAATTTCAGTGTGGGGTCGGGTCAACCGCCTGCAACGGGGCTTCGCGAATAGCATCCGCAATTCCCTGGAATATCCGGGCGGCATTCTCATTCCCGCCGAGATGTTCGATAACGGCGGCCATAGCGCCTACAACGCGACAGGCGCTTTTGAACGGATCTTCGTCTTGGGAAACAAGGACCTGAATGGCGGTGACATCTTCGGTGGAGATCATCACACGCCACCATACCGAAATGTGGTCATTTCCCCGCCGAATTCGTCGCCGGTTTCGAGATCCACCACAGGCGAGCCCTTGAGGCAGGCCGCATGGCAGGTGCCAAGCTCGATATCGGTGGCGCAAACATCGCCAATTTGAAGGAGATCGTCACAGATCGGGCAATTGATCTGCTCTTCGTCGTCGTCACGTCCACTCATCACGCCACCTGCCTTTCTGCTTCGCGCGCCCGGCGCTGCTCTTCTCGAAATGCTGCCAGCCGTTCCAGCGTCAACGCTTCGGTTCCCGGCACGATTTCAATCGCAACCCGGTTATCCGCACGGCCGTAATGGGAAAAATCAGCGCCCGCCCAACCTTGCCGCGCCACTTCGCGGGCCAGATCATCAAGCAGGCTTTGGTGAAACACCCGGTTTTCCGCGATATCCAGCGGAGCCTTGCCGCCATAGGCGATGAGATAAGCGCCGGTCATGCATCCACCCCGCCATAAGCAAAGGGCGCGGGTGTTTTGGTCAGATGCTGGCGGAACTGATCGAGGCGGCGTTCGTCGAGCGGCTTGAAATCCTGCGCCCGAAACCACCACTCATCACAAATCGGCTGAATGCGAGCATTTGGAACCCCAACGCTGGAAAATTCCACGAAGGTCAAACCAAGGGTTTCAACGCCACCGGGAGTGCGCCCCATATTGGCAGCGCGGATAGTGTAGACCTTGCCTTTTTCGGGAAGGACCGAGCAAATGCAATGGACATCATTCATATCCTCAACACACACCACACGCCGTCCCGGCTGATAATCTGCCCAGTTCATGACCGCCGCTCCAAATCTTCCCGCAGCGCCACGCCGCGCTCCTGCGAAATCCCATCGAGCGCCACACGCAACTTGCGCAGAATGCGCGGCGTCGGGTCTTTGCCGCCGGATCGGGCGCGGGTCAGCGTCGAGGGCGAGACATCCGCAAGGCGGCACATCTCGTTTTGCTTGATGCCAAGCCGTTCGCGGCGTTCATCAATTTCAGAGAATTTGTCCATCGAAACCTCAAATATGCAAATCACTCTTGCTTTTGCACATTTCGGCGTGATTTAGTTTGCAAAGTCAATAGCAGTTTTGAGTTTTGAACATGGGCCTTCACGTTGCTTTAAGTATGCGCATGACAGATTTGCGCGATCAGCAACTAGCGTGGCTCGACCACATCACCCAGACGGCGAAGATGTCGCTGACTGAAATCGCGCGCGCCGCTGGCCTTACGCCATCGACACTCACCCGGTTTCGGCAAAACGACGCCATGGGACATACGCTCACCGCCAAGACGGTTCGCAAGATTGAGGATGCCACACACATCCCCGCGTATGAGACCAAGAACATTCCGAAGATCCAGTTTTTCTCCGAGAATGAAGCCGCGCGCTACAGCATCGGCACGGACAAGGATGACGTGGTCAACCTCGCAATCGATAGCCTGGTGAAACAGACCCCGACAATGGATGCGTGGGTGTTGAAAACAAACGCGCTTTCCGCCCTTGGCTATCTTCCAGGCATGATCGTCATCATCGACCGCGAGGCCCAGCCGCGCAATGGCGACGCCGTCTGCGCCCAAAAATACGACCTGCGCCGAGGAACCGCCGAGACGATTTTTCGCGTCTGGAGAAACCCCTACCTCCTCTCAGCGTCCGCCGCTGGCGAACCGACCGCCCCGGAAATCGTCGATGACGAAAACGTCGCCATTGCGGGCGTTGTGATCGGCGGGTTTCGCACGCGCAACTGAATGTCGTAAAAAGAACAAGACGCACTGAATTTTAGAGCGCTCTTTTTTGTTGCTCCTGTCCTTGAGGTTATCCACAGGAAGGGTGACAAAAAGAGCGCTCTTTTTTCGTTGCGCCTCGTGAATTTTAGAGCGCTCTTTTTTGGGCGTCAGGCCGAACCGCTATCCAAAGCGTCAAAAACTTATCCACAGGCGGCCTTACAAAAAGAGCGCTCTTTTTTTTAAGGCCCATGTGAATTTTAGAGCGCTCTTTTCTGTGGACTAGCAAACCGCTCCAAAATTGCTTTTGCAAAAAAATGCAAATTATTATTTGCAAATCGCAGAAAGTATGTGCATTCTTCTCCCGTAAGCATTTTAGCAAACGGGAGCTTTGCAAATGATCCCCCTGCATCAGCAGACAATAGACGCGGCAGAGATCGCCGCCGCTTTGGGGTACACGTCGAGTTATTTTCTTCGTCTCGTCTCTTCCCTCACCGACCGCCACGGCATGCCCCAGCGCCTGCCCGGCCGCAAGCGCTGGTCGCGCCCCGCTATCGAGCAATGGCTGAAAAGCTACGGCGCAACCACCACCACCCCGGCGCAGACCACACTGCCCCCCACCATCGCCGCCCAGCGCCAGGCGCTGCATGAGGCTTACGCGGGGGCACGGGCATGACCGGCTGCCGCTGCGGTTCCGTATCGATCGACCACGACCGGTACAAGCGTTTGTCTTGCGTACAGAAAATGTCCTTCTGGATGGAAGCCCACGCATGCGGCAACTGCGGCGGCGTGGCAGCAGGGCCGGAGGTCATTCCGCCCGCCGTGGTCACAGCCAGCGCCTATGAGCGCTGCATGGGCCGGGAGGTGCGGCCATGATCGCCATGCCTCTTTCCGAAAACCCGGCCGTCACCAATCCGCGCAAGGCGCTGACGCCTGCCCAGCAGGACGCGCTTTGCGCGCTCCAATTCTTCAAGTTCAACACCTGGCAAGGCACGCGCGGCTGGCAGGTTGGAAACAAGCGCATCAGCCTTGGCGTCGCATCGAAGCTGGAAGCATTCCGGCTCATCCGCCGCCAGGGAAAATCTCTCTCCATCACCGTGGCCGGTGAACTGGCCATTGAAAAACTCCAGGGCAAAACCCCATGACCAATCGCAATGAAGAAGCCCGCAAGATCATCACCGAGCTGGACAACATGTCCAATCGCCAGAAATACCTTGCCGACAAGCTGATCGGCCTTCTGGCCGGGCAAGACGTTTTGCAGTGGGCCGATTTCGACGCCCTGCGGACCAGCGCTTCACAGGCCCGTACCGAAAGCGCCGCCTTTGTCGTCACCGCCGCAACGATCAACAGCGAACAGGAAACCGGCTGCACCACGCGCCAGCTCTTCCGGGATCGCCGCCCCATCCTGCGCGTGGTGCAGTGATGGATTGGCTGTCCTTTTCCCTTGGCATGACGCTCGGCATCATCGCCAGCGTTTTCGCCGCTCTCATCGTCGGCCTCATCCTGGCCTTCTGGGTTCACAAGATCGACGAGAACGACACGATCTATTGATCGTCGCACGTTTCGGCCCCGCCGCCTCCCGGGCGTGGCCGTGAAAGCAGCGGGCCGGTTCATCCCCATCGATCATCCACGATCTGGGGATTGGTGGCGGACCACCGGCCCGCTGCATCCCTTCACCAGTACCCCCAGGCGCTGTCCGTTTGCCCGGCCAGCGCACCACCTGCCCGGCGGCGATCCGTATCGTGTACGCCGCCGGGCTCTTTTTGTTCGGAGACAGGAAATGACCGAGACACTTTTGCCCTGCCCGTTCTGCGGCAGCACCGAACTGACGATAGCAGTAAACCGCTTTTCATGGGTAGCGTGCGCCTTCTGCGCTGCCGAAGGCCCACAAGTTACCAAACTCTCCGAAGCCAGGAACACATGGAACCGTCGCGCCATGACCGCCATCGAATGCGGCGGCGAGGCTCCACCGGTTTACGTTGTGGAAATGGAGGAAGCGCCGTCCACCGCCTTGAAGGTGTTGGGCGTTGTTCAAGTATGCCCAATTTGCGATATCGCCGGCTGCCATCATCTGCGCTCTCCTACACCGGAAGCGACTGCCATGCCGCAGGTCGTGATCGATCTCGTCATTGCCGCCCGCGAATTCTGGGATGCCCACAACGACTTGAGCAATGAAAGTCATGCACTCGATAAAGCTCTCGAGCCGTTTTCGGCGCGCGTGCCTTATGAGAACGAGCCGGACACTCAGGAAGCCGCAGCGGGGCCAACCAATGACCCCCTGTGATTTCCGCACCCACCGTGAATGCGCCTGCCCGCCCGACCAGTGCCAGCAGCAACGCCCGGCCTATGATCTTGGCACCCACCGAAAGCCCGTGCCGCTCTACATGCCGTCCCTGCGCGACGGCCTGGCGCTGGCCGCCATGGGCCTCACCCTCTTCCTCGGTGGCGCGCTGCTGCTGGAAACCAACCTGAAACGGCAAAGCCTGATCGAACAGGAAAGCCGGGCAGTCGTGAGGGCCGCGAAATGACCACCACCATCAAAGCCGAAATCGAAATCAGCAGAACGGGTCGCCTCACCGCGCGCATTCTCGACCCTAAAATTCACTTCACCGGGCATCAAATTGGCGAAGACAATCGGGGCCTGTTCACGGTGCACAGCATCATCGACGGCAAACTCCTATGCGTCAGCGCCACACGCGAACAGGCGGAACAGGCCATCGCCACGGAGTGGCTAGCCTTCACCGCCGCCCACAAGCCGGAAACAAGCCGAGAGCATGCCGCACGGTGGGATAGCTTCCACAAGTTCGGACAGAATGCCGCCGAGAATAATCTACGAAACTTCTTGGCCGACCAGGCCTTGCGCCCAATCCTGAAACCCGGCGACCGCCTCCGCGCCACAAAGGCCGAATGCGGCAAAAAGGAAGCCAGCTTCCTTTTTTCGCACTGGGAACACGGCTGGATCGTCTCGACCGGCGGCAGCAGCATCGCGCCCGGATCGGTCTACAGCATCAACCACGAAATCTTTCGGATCTAGTCATGGCAAAACCATCCACCCCGAAAATCCGCTATGTCGCTTGGCGCAATGGCCGTCCGCGTTTCAATCCATCAGAGACGTTGCGGGCGCGCGGCCATGCCGGGCAGGATCTGAAAGACGAGGCGGGCAACTGGCTGAAAGAGGCCGAGTGCCGCGCCTGGTCGCAGAGCTTCGCGCGCCAGATGGAGGAAGAAGCCCGCCAGAACCGCCGCAAAAAGCCGGGCCGTCCGCGCGCCGCCACAGAAGCCGCTCCAGCGCGGCGCGGTCTCACGCTGGAAACCCTTTTGGAAAACTGGCTGAACACCGCCAGAAACCCAGATATGGCCGACCGCCAGCCCAATACCATCAGGGACTACCGCCAGAAGATCGGCGTCATCGAAAAGCGCGCACAAGATATCTGGTATTCGGCGGCCGAGGCGTTGAGCAAACAGATCTGCCTGGGCCTCTATGACAAGCTGCGCACCGAATGCGGGTTGCACACCGCCCATGCCGTGCTGCGCGTGCTGGGCATCGCCCTGCAATGGGGCATGGATCGCGGCCACCTGCCTTCCATGCTGATCAATCCGGCCCATAAGCTGAAAATGAAAACCCCGCCGCCGCGTATCCGCTTTGCCACCATCAAGGAAATCGACCATCTGGTGAAAGTAGCCGACGCCGGCGGCCGCCCCGAAATGGGCGACATGGTGATTTTCGCCGTCTGGTCAGGCCAGCGGCAGAATGACCGGCTGGCCTTCATCCACACCGGCCACGAAAACGGCCGCATCAAACTGCGCCAGGGCAAGACCGGTGCGCTGGTTTCCATTCCCAAGGCCGAGACCTTCCGCGTGCGGATCGACGCCGCCATGCAGCGCCGCAAGGAAGCGGGCGTGATCTCGCCCAATGTCATTCTGGACGAAAGGCGCTGGCAACCCTTCAAGGCGGACTACTATCGCCATTGCTTCGAAGACCTGCGCAGCGAAGCCGCCAAGACCATGCCCAGCCTGAAAACGCTCCGCGATCAGGATCTGCGCGACACCGCCGTAACATGGCTCGCCATGGCAGGCTGCACCATCCCTGAAATCTGCTCCATCACCGGCCACAGCTTCCAGACCGCCAACGAGGTGATGAAACACTATCTGGCCCTGAATGAAGAACTGGCCGACAGCGCCATGGCGAAAATGGTTCGCTGGCACGAGGGGGAGAGCAAGTGAGGCTTAAGAAAAAACAAGCCTTACAACATGCTGGAATGGATACTGAGATGATCCGACATATCCACCGGCGAACCGGCAAACCCTCCATGCGCAGAGCAAATATATCGCGGCAAGAGGCCCGGAGGCGATCAGCCCAAAGGCCTTTGATAACAGACTGTTGCCAAAAAAGGCGGCATTGAAAACGGAAAGAAACAACGCAAGCGCCGTAGCGACAATGCCAAAGGCAATACCTGCCGCGACGAAAAATCCAATCATGCGCAACACAGGGTCAACCAGACCCACAATCAACTCCAACACCGGCACACCCCTTGACAGCTCCCATTAACCACCGCACCATATGTGTGCTTCGCGAAAAAGGCGAGGCCCGGGTTGAGAGCCGGTTCTGTCAAAGGCGTCCGAACGCGCCACTCCTCTGTGAGCGCGTTTTTCTATGGTCGGGCGTAATGGGGAGGCTTTGCCTCGCCGTGTTCCTTTGCGCGGTCTCTCAAACCTATTACTGCCCGGCCACCAGGGTGAGAGCTGATGGTCCGGGTTCGCTCGAACAAAGGACCCGCGCCATGAACGCCACGCATCCGCTTGACCAGATGACAGACGAGAGCAGCCGTATCGAAGACACCATGTTCGATATGAAAGCCATGCTCCGCTTCGGCCTTCACATGACTGAAAGTTGCACCGAGGAAGAGTTCGGCCAGTACCGAAACGATTGGTGCACGCTCATGTATCTCCTCCTCGACAAGATCAAAACCATCAACGACGCGAACGACCACCTCATGGCGGCCGCCCGCAAAACAGCAACCATGGAGACCATGCAATGACAAACGCTGCACCCAAAAGACCAAAGACAGCAGAAGAATTCGAAGACGCTTTTATGAGCCTCGTTTCCAGCGAAATGGTTCGCCATCGCAAGAACGGCGAACGCATGGCCGCGTTGTTGGAACTACTGGCAAGCACCACAGGAAAGACAATCGCAGTGATGGCCGAGGGCGATGCTCGCGTTGCAGAAAAATTGATGATCGGAGTTGATGGACACATCGTTGAGACAACGACCAGCTTTACACCCATATTTTCCGCACTGAATGCAGTCTTCGACGAATTTCGCAGCAGGAGGGATCAGAAATGAGCGCACTTCAACACTTCAATTTTGAAGGAAAGCCGTTTCGGATAATTTTCAAAGATGAAATACCTTGGTTTGTCGCCAAAGATATTTGCGCAATTATCGGCCTCAAGAACCACAACGATGCTATCGAGCCTCTTGATGACGACGAAAAAGATTGGGTCGTTTTAAACGATGCACTCGGACGGCCCCGCAACACAAGGGTAATCAATGAAAGCGGCTACAGTATCCTAGTGCTTCGTTCTCGACAGGCAATGATACCGGGCACAGTGTTTCATCGGTTTCGGAAGATGGTAACAAACGAAATTCTACCACAAATTCGTAGAACTGGCAGCTTTTCAGGACAGCCATTAGCACCAACCTCCCCACAACCGAACACACCTGCCCCTGTTGATGAAATAACCAGAAAGCTAGCCGTCATTCAGGAAGCCCGCATGACCAAAGGCCCAGCCTATGCGGCACGGCTTTGGGACACCATGGGTATGCCAACGCCACCAGCACAGCTTCCAGCGCCCGTTTACGACGAGCAAGCCATAAGCTGCCTTCGCCACATGCTTCGCGCAGATTTTCAGGGCGTCAAGCTGGGGCAAATCATCCGATCAGCGTTTCAAGGTGAACGCCTGGCCGTGAACGTGCTGAAAGAATTGCGCATCGAGCTTAAAGATGACGGCTTCATCGTTCCAAACATCTTTCCGCCGTTCAACGCGCTTTTCGCGGGCACACGATGGGAACGCCCGTTTGAGCATTTGCGCAAGCTTCCGAATGCAAAACCCCATCTTCCTTGGGGCGGAAGACACGCAAAAGACTTCACCTTCATTCCATCAACATATCTGGATGAAGCATAG